GTATAATGCTGCATCCATAGTAGCCACGCAATTAGTAAGGAAAAGAGAATCGATGGGTCCCTCAACCACATACACAGTTTGCAATGCATCCAATCTATCCCAGCCAAAAATCTTAGGGTTAGTTTCAATGCCTTTGATTGTGATGTATTTGATCTTCGAATGTCGGTCAAGTGATCGTCCCTGTATACCTAGTAGGTTACCGTCTTTGTCATAGAACGGTATGATGATCCGTTCTTCCTTATATAGTTGTTTGTCGTTCTCGGGAAACACATCCTTAACAAAGTCTGAAAAGTCTTCCGTATAGAATAGTTGTTCGATTGGAACTTTTCTATTCTCAAGATACTTTCTAGCAGGGTGATAAGGATTTAATCCTATGATTCGTTGTGCATTACTATATAGAATAGTTTTAGGTTGTGTCTTGAATGTTGGCTTTGTTACAAACTCGTTAACATCAACCTTAGTCGTTGTATTAGATTGAACAAATGATTCCAACTGATAGTCATTGTATAGTGCTGGGTCAACATACTTAATGAACTTTTGCAGACTCATGGTAGAGTGGCAGTTGTGACACATAAAGCCAAAGTGTTCCTTTCGCTTATAGATATACCCACGAGTCTTGATCTTGTTCTTTTGCGAATCCCCACAAACAGGACAACGAAAGTTCCATAAAAATTCTCCCCGCTGCTTAAACTGGGAAAGTTTAGGAGCGAGGAGAGAGATATATTTCTTATCAACATATACCGTCATAAGTCACCTAGTCATAATGAACAATCATATTATAGTATTCTTGACTCTATGTCAAGTGTTATTTTTTGAGTAGTGGGCGCATTTGTTGGATGACTTCCTTGAGACTATCAATCTCTTTACGGAGGTCTTGTCTATCCTGATCCACTACTGGAATTCTATGCTCAAGTTTCATCTTGATTTCGTCCATAGTTTCTTCAAGGTGAGTCACTTTTGTTTCAATGTATGTAACTCTCTGCTGGAGTTCCATGTCTTTGACCTTGAAGTCACCAATTGTCATGAAATAGGCTGCAACCAAACCACCAACTGCTACGATAGCAGTAATGACAGGCGGCATTCTTGTTACGACCTCACCGACTCCATGCTCAAAGTCGTTGCTGTCTTTATCTGACATTGATACTTCCATCCCTTCTGTTCCTTATGCAAAGTCTTTTGGTATATAACGAGGATCAATTAAGTCCAAATCAACTTCCGCAACTTTCATAGGCTTTAATACTCTTTTGGCATTCTCTAGCATGGCAATTCTGGAGTTTAGGCCATTATAACCGCCATTGATTTTCTTTGTGATAGTTCTGATATCGTCTTTATCTGCATATACACTTAGACCATGATCATTCCAATATAGGATAGCGGTCTTAACACCGATGTCTGGAGTCTCTGCTAACTCTGGCTTACTTACTAGGTCGATTCCAAGTTTACGACCATATTTCTCGTAGTTAGCACGTCCAGTAATCTGAATTGGACCACGTCCTCTAAATCTCTTACCATCACCAGCACGAATGTTACCTAGATCATGACGACCTTCATATTCTGCACCAGAAGCATATTCTCTTAGTGTTCTGAAATGGTCTGACTCATGACCTAGTTGAGCAAGAAAGTGTGCTACTCTCAACTTAGTATTGATTCCAGCCTTTTCCATTTGTGCGTTTAATGCTTCTGCAAGACCAGCAGCAACTTTCTTATTAACTGGTGCACCGGCTACTTGTCTTAATAGTTCTGGTGTAATTACAAAACTCATTCTTATCTCCCGTATCTGATGTATCTCATTTCCCCGGTACATTCGTTTCTTACAACGATAGGACCTTTGTTCTTGTTTGCCCATTCACGGATTTCAGAATAACAGTCATCCTCTTCAAGGTATGTGCGCCAGTGTTTACCCTTGCGCTTTGCCATTGTAAGAGAATGAAATAGTTTTGAGTTTACTTCAAAGACAGTTGCCTTAGCAAACTGACCCTTACGTCTAGACGACATAATATTTTGTGGTTCGGAACGTCGAATCATATCAGGAAACAGTAGAGGAGAATTGGTCTTGCCATATCTTTTCTTTTGAACAGATACGGGAACACCAGGCTCTCCCTTAGGACCTACACCAAGACCATCAAAGTGGCCTGATCCTGCATTTACTGTTGGAGCATCTTCGTTTATCATATTTGCCTCAAGCGTTTTGCGATATGTATATCTACAGTTATGTCTTTTTGAATCACGTAGTATTTATCAAACGACACACTTAGATTATCGGGCATGAACTGTAAAAACAAAAGAAATGTTTTTAGGACGGGGTAATCTTCGGCATCTGTCTTAAAGAATAGCATATTGACAGTGGCATCAACACCAAAGACGTTAGAGAGAATGATGATATGGTTAAGTATCAATCTCTCTTTACAATCACCAGTTTGTCTATATTTTCTCAATAACCTTTTGACATATTTAATGCGTTTAAGATCGTCCTCAAACTCCGATTGGATGATATGAGGACGATCATAATGTTTAGCCGCATAGATCAAAAAGTTTTCATCATGTAGATCAAACATTGATTAGTCGGATTCTTTTTTCTTTGCCTTCCAAGCGGTAGCATAAGCAATGGACTTTTCTTTAGCAGTTAGTCCACCCTTAGAGTAACCCTTCTTGATATGCTTGACCATACGTTCAAACTTGGCACCTGGAGGAGCCTTTTCTTCGAGTCTATCAGATGCTCTTTCGATACCTTGCTTTCTTTTCTTAGCAGCATGTTTAAACTTGCCTTCAGTGTCAAGGCCCTTCTCAACAACCTTTTTGCTCATTTTACGATCTGCTTTAGCAGCACTCACATATGCTTTCAAGGTTTGTTGTTTTAGTTCATCAATCTGTTCTTCTTTAACATGCTTTGAATACTCATTGCTGTCTTTACCATAACCATGACGACGAGCCATTGACTTTAGTTGTTCCTCTGATTTACCAGCGAACTTCTTAGCCTTTTCTTCTGGTGTCATGTTGGCAATACGCTGCTTATGCTTGATAACAGAAGCAGGCATACGGGTTTCATCAAGTGACTCTTCCATATAAGGATGCTTAGGAGCAGAGGCATTTACCTTTGCTTTACCTTTCATCTTCTTATCTGCAAGAGCAACACCCTTTTCACGACCTTCACCAGCCTTGTTCTTATAAGCAACAAGTTTGCCTAAGGAAACTTCATCAAGTTCTTCTTCCTTTAGTTTCTCCATACGACGAGCATAATCTTTGGTCATGTTATAACCTTTTGCTGAATCAGCGCCAGTTACATAACCTTGCTTTTCTCTTTTTCTTAGGAGACCTTTGGAAGTTTCACGCTCTTTCTTGCTACCGAAAACTCTCGTTAGAAGATGAACATTACCTGTATGATCATTATCATCTTCCTTCTGGCGATACTTGCGACGAATGTTATCGGCATGGGATTCATCAAGGGAATCCGCAGATAGTTTCTTATCACTCTTACGCTGTGATGTTGCTACTGCTTTCTTGGTGCTTTCTGTGCTATCGTCTGTATGCTTGATTGCTTCCTTAGGAGCAATTGCCTTAGCCATACTCTGCTGACATGCAGCATCATGACCTTCAGCAAACATCTTTTCAGTTGTTGAAACCTTATCTTCTAGTTCCTCGTCATTGACAATCTTAGCGTCAATGAAATAATGTGAACCTACTAGATGATAATGGAAGAAAAGATGGAACTTTGCAGGAACAGATTTAACAAACTCTCCCTGGTCAGTCATACCCATCTTGTCACCAAACTGATTGATTCCCCATACTTCAACACCATGTCTACCTTCCATATATGCTCTCTTTGGAAGATAGATATGGAAGTAAGCAAGTAGTTTACGCATCCTATTTAATGCGACATATGGAGTAACACAGGGGCGAGTAGCAATAGAATATAGATAGGCATTAATCTCGTCCCTGACTGATTCATTTGCAATGTCGATGCTACCGTTGCTAAGAACGGTAGGCATCACTTCTTCTTTCAAATAGTCTTTAAAACTATGCATGTTATCTATCCTTATACTTTAGAGATAGTTGCGTTTGCAGAGTAGACTGTTGGTGTACCACCGTTTGTCATTACCATTACACGGAATACGTTGCCGTTTGCAGTAATGTTGTTTGCGGTAAGTGTAGCAGTTGTTGGATTGAAATACTGACCTGCTGCGTAGGAAAGATTTGCCCAACCATTATTATTAACCTGCCACTGATAGGTGATTGATGCACCTGCTGGTACAGATGCAGCAGCAACAGTGAATGTTAGGTTGCCAGCAGAAGCAGATGAATTGCTTGATGGCTGAGTATTAATTCTTAGTGTATAGTCACGGAACTGTGTATCGTCTGAACCATCACCGGTCATTGAACCCATAGCAACTAGTGTTTCATACCATACACGTCCTGCTTTAAGGCCCTTGCCTTCGTGACGAAGAACCCAACCAGCATGTTGTGGATGTCCTAGACCACCTTCGTTAGCGGCTTGAATTTCTCCAGTATCAACACCAAACTGACCAACTACTACGTTGCCCTGTGCTGATTTCTGGAATGTGTTTGCTGTTGTATTGTTGTATAGTGTAGTTCTGTTTACTGCATACTGTGTATTAGAACTTACTTGAACTAATGCTGCAATATCTGAATTGGCAGCATTATCTACTGATCCCCAAAGAGCCATTTTACTATTCCTTCTTTCTTAGTTTTGTGTTTGATTGTTACCAGGCCCACTTGAAAGGTCATTCTTGATTGGATTGATTTCTACAAAAGTGCCGTCTTTCAAACGCTCTGTATATGATCCATCTCTTTCAAGTTTCTTCTTAGCGGCCTTGTTCAAAGCAACCTTAGTATCCTCCTCTGCGAGGCGTTTTGCTGAGGTTGCTACCAAATTATATCTCTTACCTTGTCTCTGTGACTGCATGGTATTTCCCTTGAAGGAGCCCTGACGAAATTGCAGGGCTCCAAGAGTTCTATTACCTTCTAACTTACCTTTGTTAGTAGGCATTATACGATTCTATATTTATTTGTACCGACTTGGACTTCTTCATTCATGCTCAACTGCTTTCTCACGAAAGAACTTGCACCAGAACCTGGTTCTGAGTTACCCAATCCTGCTGGTCTTGAAGGAGGAGTTGGTACACTTGGTGCTGCCTTTGGAGCAGGAGTTGGTACTGATGCAGGTCCTGGAGCAGGTCCCTTATCAATAGATGGTAGTGACAAACTCTCAGGCTTCTTTGGTGGAGTTGGTACATTTGTTGCTGATGGAACTTTGGCTGCGAAACTCTTAGCCTTATCGATAGCATCAAATGATTTACCGGTTGCTACACCTTGAGTGCCTGGTGTGTTTGTGGCTGCTGGCTTAGGTGTTGAAGATGTCTTACCATCTGCACGAGCACCAGAATATTCTTTTCCACCAAATGAGAAGTTCTTACCCTTTGCAGAAGCAAATGCTTTTTCAAATCCTGATAGTTCATCAAGAGTTTCTTCTTTTGTGAATCTACCCTTATTCATTGACATATATTCTTTTCTCTCTTTGGTACCCTTCTTAGAGTTGGGTCTAGAGAACTTACTATAAACAGATTGTTTAGCAGCAAGATAATCAGTTCCTCCCTTATGTCCTCTACCGGAAGAATCTATTTCGGCACCATGCTTTGCTTGTGCTGCTGTCTTTGATCCAAACTTCTTACCGATTCTGGAAAGAGTCTTTGATGCCTTTTTACCGGAACGCTCACCATAGTCATCATTAGGATCCTGTCCTTCGCTACCCCATCCCTGATTGTATTCACCTCTATGCTGCGATTCACGCTCACGATAGGCATGGATAGCCGCTCTCTTAGAAACTTCATCAATCTGTGCTGATTCTTCCATATGCTTTGCACGGATTCTCTTTAGAACGGCACCAGCAACAGCGGCACCACGTTCTTTTGATCCATACTTCTTACCAGCCTTAGCAGCAATTCTCTTAAAGCCCGGACCTGGTTTAGCGAGATCCTTACCAGCACGGGCAGCCTTTGCTGAATATGCTGCTTCATCGATTTCTTCTTCTGCAATAGAAACACCAGGAACAGGAGCCTTTGTTACGGCATTCTTGTTAGGTGTCTTTGCTTTCATTGCCCATTCTTTTGGTGCAGTAACAGCATTACCTGTTGGATCAGCCTGACCTTCTTTAATAGGAGATACAGCAGCCTTAGCATTGGACATACGCTGTGAAGTTGGATTACCAGCAGTTAGAGAAGATGCAGCACCTGGATATGACTTTGGTGTTGATGGATCTTCCTTAGGAGCAGACTTTGTTACTGACTTAGAACCTTCCATAGATCCTGCATCAATAGCACCTTCTTTTAGTTTGCCTGCTAGTCTAGCAGCACGAAGGCGTGAACCCCATACTTCGTCCTTGCCTGACTCGACCTTACCATCCTTGTCATAGTCTTTCTTGGCAAGTTCTTCATCGATATCCTTGCCGTGCTTTTTCTTTTCATTCTTTTCGTGCTTGTCATGCTTCTTATCAGCATCAGACTTTTCCCACTGAGCAAGGGTCATGCCATGCTTCTTAGCGAGTTTCTTATCCTCGTCGGTGTCTTCCTTAGAGCCTTCCCACTTCTCGTCTTCCTTCATGCACTTGTAGGCTTCTTCTAGTGCAGCATCATAGGCAGCAAGGTTTTCACGGACAACAGCCTTACGACTGAAAACACCGAAATGTTCATTAACTAGTCTTTCTGCTTCACGACGAAGATTACCATCCTTCATGGCATTCTCCACCGCTTCGACTAGCGGATCTTTCTTTGATGAATTAAATTTGTTGTTAAACATTGTTGGTTCCTTTTGAATTGAAAATAGGATACTATCCTTTATTTAGTTTTCTTTACTTTTCTTCTTAACTTAATTCCAAATAATCCTTGCTTTTCAGCATCGATCTGATTTGCACCAATTGGTCTTGTATATTCCATCTCCCATGCATTAGGAGTAGCACCAGTGAATGATGAATATGGATCGTCAAGACTTTCTCTTTGTTGCAACTTCATAGCAGTCTCTTTAATTTTCTGCTCTGCTAACTTTCCATACTTCTCTTTGAATCTTCTACGTGTTTCTTCTTTGACCATCCATCTTCCGATAGGATCATTGATAGTATTGAATGGTAGGGTTTGATTGTCGCCGAATGTTGGTTCTTTTGGATAACCAACCTCTTGTCCGATTCTATCAGCACCAATAGGTAGTTTTGGAACAGGTGCTTCTTTAGTCTTATTAAATTCAAGGACCTTCATAGGCTTAAACGGACCGGGTGACTGACCAGGAGTATCTTTAGCATATCTGTCTGTAAGTTTTGAGGTGCCCCAATTACCGGCACCACCAACAGGATTCTTTCTTGTGGTTGGAGAAAAGTCTGAATAACCTTCTAGCATGTTCTCAAAGTTATAATCGATTTTGCTTAACGTAAAGGAACGAACATCGTTAGTTACACACTCGATTAGTTTGTCATGAGTTTTCTGTATTACATCAAAAGGTTGATTCAAATCTAAATCGTTCTTGACTTCGATTACTTGCTCAAACAATTCATCATACTTTTCTAGAACATCTTGTGCATTTTTCCATTTGTTAAAGCGGACTGTTTCGGTTAATACTCTGCCGCCTTTAGATGATCTTGCTTCATTTCTTTGCTTTGAAACTTCATTAGAGGTATTGACAAAGATCATCATAGTCTTATAGCCACAACTTTCCAGGATGTCTTTGATTTCTTTTGTTTGATCATATGCAGACATTGTACCATTGATGACTAGATTATCACCGGTACAATCATTGTAAGAGAAGTTCTCTTGTGAGACTTCAACATAGTCTGATGGTAGAATGGCTTCTTTTAGTATCTTATCTTTACCAGAACCAGGAACACCACCAAGCAAGATGGCTCTATGTTCTAGCACATAGTTCATATCGAAGTAGAATGGGTTCTCTCTTGCGAAATATCTCATTACTCTTCCTGCCATATAGTTTGCTTCGTCCTCAATAGGAGAACCAGTGGCACCTTCTTTTGCTACATCTTTTAACTTACCATCTTCATTCTGCTTATGATGAACCAACTCGTGTGCAACTGACCTAAAGATATCCATCGGATGACGGTTCTTAGTCATAATGATAACTTCTTTATTGCAGGGAGAATATGCAGCGAAAGATGGCTGCTCACCTTGGTCTGATGGTTCTTTATACTTTAGACCAGGTTTGTCTTTGATCTTTAGATACTTGCAGGTATAGTCAACAAAGTCGTGGAGTTTTTCGTCAAACTCTTTACGTGACATACCCTCTGTTAGGTATTCTTCTCTTAGTTGTGACTTAGTAGCAGTAAAAATCTTTCTTGCTAGTGTTCTATCTTTAGCAGCAGAAGCCTTAGCGAATGTTGCAAAGTCACCTTTACGAACTGCTGCTCTTAGGTCTGTACCAGAGATACCTTTCTTTCTAGCACCTGATGAAACGACCTGTAACTTTTTAAATGGGTAATGAATCTTGGGGTCGAAACCTTTAGCAGTCTTGGGCTTAACATACTTGCTAAGTTGTGTCTTAAACTCTACTACACGATCATCACCAACAACAAAGGTAACATCATCGTAGCCTTGATCTGCTAGTTTCTTACAAATAAGAAATGCAGTTTTTGCTGAAGGATCATCGACAAAGTTAACACCAGGAAATATCTGACGAAGAAATGCCATCTTCTGTGCAGGTGCTAGTGGATTCTTGGAGGCATCATGAGATTGTGATGTGTATATGCGATGCTCGGCACCTGTTCTCTGTGCCAATCTGACAGCATAATTGATTAGTTCGGCATGACCAACTGTTGGTGGATTATATCTACCAAACGTAAATACTATTTTCTTTCCCATGTGTCTCCCTCTACAGGACTATATTATATTATATTATTTATACTTTTTCTTATCTCTGGCCTGCTTGACGATCTTTTTAATCGTCTTTATTACCGGCACAACCTTATTCTCTCTAACATTTCTAACTAGATCATGATTATCTAAAGAACTTGGATCTCTTGCAAGTTTATATTTGCCAGAATCTATAGCAGTCTGTTGATGCAATCCTGGTTTTAATGCTGCGTTAGCATACCTGTCCTGTGTTCCATACTGCATACGAGAACTACTCGGAGTCATACCAGCAGGGTCAGCCTTGCTTCTATCTATCTTTTCACCTCGTCTATCTTCAATATTTTTGGACATAGGCATATTGCTCATGTCCATTTCTTTGAAATACTTTCTCATTACCTTCCCCAGTTCTTGATTGCTAAGAAGTTTGCTCTACTAAACTCCATACGATCAACTAATTTAACCGCATTACCACCAGATGACCATGCAGCAACATATCCCTCAGGAGTTGTTACTTTATAACCACCAGATGGTGTATGTAAGAATGTGCCAATGTCATTACACTCATTGAACTTTCTGATCAGAATTAGTTTAGCATCAATCAATAGATTTTGTAGTCTAAAGATTGATCTAAGTCCAGCCAGATTGTTATGAAACCAACGCATGATAGTATCTTTTTCTTTTCTGCGATTGGCTTTAGTATCAGGACGTTTAGCATCTGCAATAGTCTTATTATATTTAGCAGCAACAAAGTTCATAACTTCTTTAGCAAAGTCTGGGCCCATATGCTGACCTTCACGTACCTTTTGATTCATGTATGTCATGATCGGTACACGATAGGTTTCATTAGATGATATCTGATTTAATAGAGAAGCAGGAATAGTTCTGAATAGAGAACCTGCTTGTGATAGAATTGAGGTAAGTCTAGCGTTTTCTTCTTTTGTTAGTCTAGCAGCCTTTGTAACATCTACTAGTCTATTCGTTCTGAACCAGACGTTCTTTGATTTTCTTAGTGAGGTAATGTCAATGTCGAAGTGTGTTTGTAGTGTTTGCATTGTCTTACCGGTATATGTGGTATGAAACACAATGCCAATCTGTGCTGCATGTATCTGTGCAGCAAGTGGTGTGCCTTCTGGTACGGCATATGCAATAGTGTTAGGACGGAATACAACATACTTCTTACCGTCAATAGTTTCAGTCTTTAGATCGTTCTTGGAGAACATAAAGTCACCATGAACGATACCTTTGATACCCAGTGCGGGTAGATACTTCAATGCATCTGATAGTTTATCGGCAAGACCACCCTGATGGTTTGCTCTAACATCCGCTTCTGTATAGTTTAGTTTAGCGTTCTTGGCAAAGATAGACTTAGAGCCAACAAAGAACTTACCATTCTCTGGATTGATGCCAGCATAGATAGCAGGTGCACCATCGAACTTGGTTCTTAGAATGAGATTGCCTGCTGATTCTGATATTGTGGTACCATCATCAGCAAACATATCTCTTAGTGAGATAAGAAACTGGATAGCATTACGTGTACCGGCAACACCACCTTCTAAGACAGCATCTTCAATATGTGTAAGATGACGATCCTTTTCGGCTGCTGCTTCGTTGAGGTATTGAGATAGTTTAATCAATTTGTTGACCTCATTTCTTTATTTTGCTTTGCAATTTGCTTTTCTGTTTCTGCAACGCTTCATGTGCAGCGATTTTATCGTCGATCTGCTTCTTAGTTAAGAGTTTGTATGTGCCGCAGCCCTTTTCAGGCATAATCATAAAGCGGACATTTGGAGGATCACCCGTACCTCTAGAAGGATTCCAACGAACAAAGAGAACAGGCTCATAGTCATCATTCATACCATCGTCGCTTCTAGCACTATTGATCTGCACATGATCTGCGTCCAATTCATAGATATCAGTGCTTACTTCTGTAAATGAAACTCTACCTTGAAGAACGACATTGCAATTCTGTCTGCTGAATCCTTTGCCGCCTTGCCATCCGAGACCATACACAGACATTTTCTTTAGTTTCTCATCTTGAATTTTGGCAACATATGTGGAGTCTAGCCAACGTGCCTTTCTTGAGTTTTCTTGAGCCATGATCTTAAAGTATTTGATAAAACTCTGGACTTCAGGAAATGCGTTAATTTGAGGAGAACCCCCTTCACTCATACCACCAAATTGCTGAAAACCTCGGGGATCGGCATAGCCCACAGTATATGTACCATTCTTCTTTAATCGTCTACCATAATTGTCTTTGTATGAAATGAAAACCACTGGTGTGTTTTCATACCATAGTTCAACATCTGATTTTGGCTTAGTTTTCTTTTCAGTGGATGACGCTAGATATTCGTCCGTCCATACTGCATGGGTGATTTTATATGGTTTATCACCATTGAGTCCAGGTATGAGAACATTCACATAGTCCTCTCCAGTTTCTTCCATAATCTGTCCTAGTTGTTTAACTAGAGCGGCATGGGCTTGTCTTTCTGCACGTTCACCAGCACCTTCACCTTTGGGTTTACCACCGAACTCAGGTGTCTTTTCAAAGTCAACTAGTTTGTAAGAGTAGCCGTTTTTGTCCTTAAAGACCATTTTGCTTAAAGCATCAGAAGATAATCTTCCATCAAGTAACTTGCCTAGTTGATCATTAATGGCTTTATTATTAGAATCTAATACGACTGTTGAACCACCTTTAACCAACGTGAAAGGTGATCCAGTAAGAATCTTATTGCAAAAAGTTTGCAGTCTTTTCTTTTTGCGCTCCACTTCTTCAACCGGTGCACCGGTTTTTGCGATAAGGGATGGTGCGCTCAATTTACCAGCCATATATATCCTCCAATAGATTACTTGCTTTATATTTAGTAAGGAGAATATATAACAAAAAAGCACTGGGGTCAACCAGTGCTTTCTTCAATGAACTTAATCAGGTCTTCCGGCTTGATCATAATGAACTTTTCATTACCATACTTCTTTCTAACCCTATCAGAAACATGTGTTGCGGCTTCTTTAGCCGATACCTTGTATGCCATGTCTACTCGAACCTTTTGAATTTCAACTTCCTGTTGTAGTTCTTTTATCTTCTGCTCATACTGTGCTTTATTGACAGGCTGAAAGTGTTCCTGAAAGCCTAGCCAAAACTCTCGCAATGCATGATCTTTACCAACCTCTGGTGGAAAAGTAAGTTCACCAGTTTCAAGATTGGCAGTGACATTGCCTTTCTTGGTTGATACCACCATGTTTGGTGTTTGCTGAGGTCTTGGTTGAATAGTAGCGCCAGAAGCGATGGGAAATGAACCAGGTGGCTGAGCCGTAACACCAATAGATCCTGGTGCTGAATACGTATATTTTTTAGCATGTGCTAATACGAATCCATTCTTCATGACATCATATGCTTCAAGTGTCTCAACATTGGGACCTTCATAATGATCCAATGCTGCATTGTAATTCCATCCTTGTGGAATGGATGATCCTGTGCCATATGTTGCCATTAGTCATGTACCTCAAAAACGTGATAGGTACGGGGACCATTCACCATACCAATATACTCAAAGGTTTTCTTTTCATAGTTCTCAATCGTCTGACCCTCAACAACGATAGCAAACCATCGTTCTTTTAACTTGTGTTCAGGATTCACGATAGCATGAACCTGTATCCTACCACCATCATGTGGCCAAGTGGTTGATACATTAATAACCTTTGCACCTTTAGGCATGTCTACACGACAAAAGGACATAAGGCCTACATCATCTACTGTGTCTACTTTATATTTGTGTATCTCTTTATTGCTCATTTGAATCATCCTCTATTAATTTCTTACAACGCTTCTTCCAATCATCACGCTGCCACTTTGCTTTGTCGTATGAGAGTTCGTGGTAATCATTGGCAATAAACTGAACCATTTCCTCATACTTTTTTAGGCGTTCGATTTCATTATTAGATTTCCACTGGGCATCTTTTAGATCCTGAACAATCGTATCAATATCGGTCATTCCACCACCTCATAGTCTCCATGATCACAGGTATAGATTACTCGCTTGAAACCAAACTCAGCGATTGCTCTTTCGCAACCAACACAAGGCTTAGCCAAACCCCAAACAAACTTTTTGGTGAATGGTGCTTCCTTCTTTACCCTAGTGATATAAATGTCACACTTAGAAAAGTCGTCCACATCTATTTCACGCAAGGCATTCTTGATAGCAGCAACCTCAGCATGGAGATATACCGCATGTTCATTCTTTCCATACTTTGCAGCCATCGGATGGGATTTCATGCTATTGATACCGACGGAAATGATCTTGTTACGACAAACGACAGCAGCCGCTAACTTTTCCCTTTGTCCGGGATTAGCAGCGGCCACTTTCGACAATGTATGGAGAATACCTTCGTTCACTTTTTTCATAATATCATTATATCAGAGATTGTTTAGGAAGTCAAGAAGTTCCTAAAATAATAGATTTAGTAATCCGGCAAGAACGGCATAATAGAGATAAGAGATTC